CAATGTAAGTAGGGAGATCAACACTCTCAGGGATCTCAACATACACAGGATTGTTAGCGAACCTGTTAGTCAGTTTCTCAGCAGCACGATCAAAGTTGCTCTGGGTTTCAGAACCTTCTTCGCCTGGATCATCACCCATCTCTTCACCACCTTCCTGCTTCTGAGAAGATTGATTGCCAACAGGGGTGCTGTCGTTGGCATTGTTTTCTTCGTTGGCATTGTCGTTGGCATCCTCTTGCTGCTCACCCCCTTCTTGAGTGGAACCACCCCCACCTTGAGTAGATTGTTGGGGTTGCATTTCCTCAGGTGCTTGCTCCTGTTCTTTCTCTTGCTTGCTGAAGTTGAACACATCAACAGCAATCTCACAGACCTCAGCAAAGGTCTCAGCAACATCAGTGCGAGCGACAAACACTTGCTCCTCAATAGAAAACGGGATCATGGCACTAGCACCAACCTTGAAGTGAAGATTGATACGATCGATCAGACTGAAGGTATCAAAGTCCTCACCCTCAATACCAAAGAAGTCAGCATCATTCAGTTCTTTGTAACCACCAGCAAAAGACTTACGCAGACCAGGATACTTACGCTTCATCAGCTTTTCAATACGTGCATCTTCAATCACGTTGATGAAGTCTTTAGGGCACTTGTGCTCAGCAGTCCAGTCCTCGTTAGGAGTGAAGAGGGCGTGTCCTACCTCATGACCCACCAGCATATCGTATACGACGCTAGAAGCGCGGTCCCAGTTGGGCAGGGTAAGCACACGGCGGTCAACGTCAAACGATGCTGTAGAGACCTTGCGATGCTCTACAATGAGGTTCTCGGTAGCGAGCAGGCGGGCGAGGTTTCCTTTGATCTCCTGAGATGACATGCTGGTCTTGCGTTGATGCCATTAGTATATACAAAAAAAGAGGACCCGAAGGTCCCCCTAGTCCAGTTCAGAAACTGTCTCCTGGATGACGGAGAAGTTCTTTTCCTTCACCGCTGTAATAGTTCTGTCAAACTTACCATCTAAGTTTTCCCTGTGAGAGATGACATACACATTAGAGTTATCATCAAAGTTACGTAGGATCCAACTGAGATCCATGCCTCCTTGCTGGTCCAAAGAACTATCAAAGATTTCGTCTAGGATAAGTAAGTTAGTATCCACAGAATTCTTGAGCTTAGCAATACTTCTCCAAGTAAGCAGCAAAGCAATATCAATTCTAGATTTTTCCCCTTCACTAAAGCTATCATAAGAAAATACGTCCCTGTATCTAGATTTGATGATCTCCTCAAAGTTCTCATTCAGCGTAAAATTGACATAAAAATCCATACGCTGGAGATATTGATTGATCATCTGGTTCATCGCTGGAAGATACGTTTTGATAATACGTGTCTTGATTCCGTTGTCTTTCAACAACTGCGATGCTACTAACAGTGTATCACGGTCTTTCTTGTATTCGGCATAGGTTTTGCCGTAATCTTTCTTTTCTGTAATAAGTCCTTCAAGTTTGACAAACTCTGCTTTCTTGTCTGGGTTGCTTCCCTCTAGTTCTTTGATCTCTCCTTCGATATCAGAGATGAGTTTTCTGACTGAACTAATCTGGTAATTAGCTTGAGAAATAGAAGCGTTGAGTTTAAGTACATCTTGCGATAGTCTTGAGAATTCATTTTCTCTTTCCTCTTCTTTCGAGATAGTATCCAGCAGATCTTCAAGACCAGTCTGCAGATTGGTTAGTTCACCTTCACCCTCGGAAATCTTTGTCTGTCTAAACTCTTCACTCAGGTCTTGAGTACAGGTAGGACAGACATGATTGCCAGTAAAGAAGTCATGTTCTTTTTGACAAGATGAAAGTTTTGATTGTATCTTAAAGAGAAAAGTGTTTAACTTCTTCAGTTTTGTTGCACTGTTCGACAACTCTTCCATCTCTTTAGAATATCTTTCGACTTCTGAAGTCAGACGCGCAATTTCTGTGTGCTGATCGTTTTCATTCTGTAACAATTCAGTGATCTTATTTTCTTTGCGAGTGATCTCTTCCTTAGTCTTCTTCTCCAGTTCAAACATATACTTTTTCTGAAGATCGATCTTCTCTTCTAGAAGATGTATCTGATAATCAAGTGTCTTGATTTCTTCGTTGTTCTCTCTGACTTTATCTTTGAGAAGAACATTCATCGTAGAGAATACTTGAATGTCTAGGATATCTTCAATGATCTCACGGCGTTGTGCCAAAGGAAGACGCATGAATGGAACGAATGTAGAAGAACCAAGAACTACAATCTGTGTGAAAGACTTGTAGTTCATCTTGAGAACATTACTCTCAAAGTTCTTCTGCTGTTCTACTAGTGAGCTCTCCTGGTTCCACAGGCTGCCATTACAGTAGATCTCAAATACGTTTGGTTTGATCCCCCGAACCACCTTGTATTCTTTCTTACCAATGCTAAATTCAATTTCTGTTACACAATCTTTTTCGTTGATACTATTAACCAGCATTGGTTTGTTGATCTTACGAAATGGTTTACCAAACAGAGAAAAGGTAAGGGCATCCAGAATGGTGCTCTTACCAGCTCCGTTTGATCCGATGATCAGATTAGTTTTGGATGCTTGCAAATCAACTTCACTAAAGGTATTCCCTGTTGAAAGGAAATTGCGCCACCTAATTTTTTTAAAAATAATCATTCTTCAGAATCATCAGGGGGTATCAAAAAATCGTCAGGGGTAATGATGGAAAACTTATGTCCACGTTCTTGACATGCTGTAATTATAACATGGTTGTCAACCTCTACGATCTGCATTGGTGGGTAATCTTCATCATCCTCCAACATCATAAGGTATCTGTCTGCGTCATCTTCTTCCTCAAAGATAGGAATAACCCTATCCTCGTCTTGGTCAAAGACTGAGTATACACCATCTGGGTGGTCTTCTAGGGTTACGATAAACATGCTAGGCAGCGTTGCTTTCAATATATAGAGTTCTCATCAAACTCTTCAAGTCTGTCTTATCTACGGACATCTCTACCTCATCAATATATTCATTAAGCAAAGTCAATGTATCTTTTGCGGAGATTTCAATGTCGGTTTTGTCGTCTTCATCGACCAGAGTTTCTACAACTTTGACATCATGAACGCCTATGTTGTAAAGACGATCAACCAATGTTTCAAACATCTGGTAGTCTCGCTTTTCGTTAACGACGATTTTGATATACTTGTCTTTATAATCAGACACATCTTGTTTGTTGTAGTCCACACTGGTGTCGTCATAAAAGATTTTGTCGAAGATCTCGTAGGGATTTGCGACAAACTTAAGTTTATCACTTTCAGTATCGTAGATATGGAATCCACGGCGGTCTTTATAATCATTCCAATACATCTGGTAAGGGTTGCCGAGATACTGAACGTTTCCTTTCTTTGACTTGTGATGAAAATGTCCCGACCACACACGCTGGAAACGATGGAACAAAGTAGGATCCATACCGTGATCCATCTTCATTCCTGGTGTCACCTCAAATCCCGTGAGTTCAAGATGACCGCAACAAATGTCTGCTTCGCTTGTTTCAAGTAGCCCCAAGACCTCATCAGAGTTCTCTTTGTTGATCCAAGGAAGCATGAGGAACTTTTTGCTTCCGAGTTTGAGGTGCTTTGGTTCTGAGTAGATGGTGATGTTTTCATACTGCTCTAGCAGAAGTTCAGGTGAGTTGATGCGATTAGTGTTCTTGTAATACGTACAGTGATTACCAAGAAGCATATGAACTTCGTATTTATTCAAGCGGTCAAAGTAATTTGTCTTGACGCGGTGGAAAGTATTGAAGTCCATTGACTTGCGATTATCAAAAGTATCACCAAGGTCAATGACAGTAGTGATACCTTCTTTCTCAAGAGTGGGGAAGAAAATTTCATCATAAAACTTTTGGAAGTAATCCCAGAATGCTAGATTGCCTTTGCGTCCGTCAAGGTGCTGGTCTGTAATAAGTGCGATCTTCATAACTTACCACCAACTACTCCATCAAATTTCTGGGAAGAGATGCTGTTTGCCCAGTTGGTAGCGATACCTTCCAAGTAGAATTTCGTTCCTGCCACCACAACGTCTTCCTTAATTCCTGTGATGTATTCCGTGCCATCCTCACCATAGCTATTCCACGTTCCAAATCTTGTCTTTGCGACTCTGAATTTTCCATAGGGTGTTTCATGCCATTCATAATCTTGTTCTTCACTCATCGGTTCATTCTATTCTCAATGTTTTCTTTGATGCTACCCATGTCAGAATAAGAAGCATTCATGCCTGACATTGTACCATCGTATGTGTCAGTGTGCATAACTTCGTCATATCCTGAACGCTCTAGGATCTTTCCTTTGATCTCTAGTTGCTTTTTCTCTTTCTGAATGCGGCGTAGGAAAGCGTAGTAAATAATCTGTGTGAAGTAAGCAAACGGGTTCTTTGATTTCTCAGGATCAAAGTTGTCAATATACTGGAGGCAGTTTTCAATGCCGTCGCAGATCATGTCTTCACGGAACATGTAGTTGACAAAGTTTGGTTTGTAAGACAGGTGCGTGGCGATCTTTAGGAAACATTCTCCGATGTAGTTTGTAACACGAGGTCGTGGTTTACCTAGTTCTTTTGCTCTTTGAACTTTAATCCGATACTCGGTAATGGCAGCAAGGAATTCCTTGTTGTTCACATAGTATTCGGTTTGCTTTCTTTTTGCCATTACTGTGTATGCCACGGATGTCCTTACATTATGTTGTTCTCAGTATAACATTTTATACTGCTCTTGTCAAAGCTTGACAGATCCTCAGAAACTTAGTAGAATAACTCTGTCAAGGGTTCAAGAGAGGTATAGCTATTAGCTTTTATTAAATATATCTTCTAGAGTTTTTTTCATCTCTTTTACTGAACCTAGGTATCCAGAACCTCTAGGTAATTTATTCCCTCTACCAGCTAGCGATTTTCCGCTCTCTAGTTTGTTGAGGGTTTTTTCATAGAAGTCTACAATCTCACCTTCAATCTCAGACATAGTAAGAACATGATCTCTACTAATAATAAACATGTTGTCAAATGTAGCAGAGATCCATTCTTTTAATGCAAAACCTGTTACCTCTATATGACCTTTTCTTTGCTTAGCATTCTCTACAATGAGAGGACTTTCTAACATGATCTTATCTTCATCGGGAAGGTAGCAGACTTTTGCTACTAACTCTTCCCCTGATAATAATTTTACTGTTGCATAAAATTCTTCTTCCATATTTAATTTGCTCTAAGGTTTACTTTTATAACCTCATACTTAAAGTTCTCTTCATTGTAAATGTTTACTCTTTCATTCAAATGTCGTAAGGTGTAGTTCTGTCCGCCGATGTCATCAGCGATGTCGTATAAGGTTGCGATGTCTTTGCCTTCGCCTTTCCTGAGAACACGTCCGATAGACTGAAGATTACGAACACGAGACTTACTCGGGGATGCAAAGATAATATTGTGTAATCGTTTGATGTTGATACCTGTAGAGAAGGTGCCGTAGGAGGCAATAATAACAGCGTTGTTTTCCGTCTCAGTAATTTGCCTGACTTCTTCTCGGTCTTCTACATCAGTACCACCATGAACGAAAAAGATTTTCCGCTCGGGGTCTATGGTGTTATTTATCAATTCGAAAAGTGGTTCACCATGCTTCTCAACATAGTTGAACAATACAAGAGTGTTCCCTTCTATGTCCTTGACTAGGTTTTTGATAAGATTATTCCTGCCACGATGCTGAACGAGATAATCAATTTCATCATGATAACTTTCAAAGTATTGCGGAGCGTGCTTACATAGCAGCACTTTGATCCTAAATTTACTTAGGTGCCCTTGACGAATTAGATCATCTGTTTTAGTTACACGCTCACAATTACCAAATAAACCTTCTAATACCCACTTATGTGTTTTACTACCGTCAAGGGTGCCCGTAAATCCAAATCTATATTTTGCGTTATGAAGCTTTGTCATA